TGTGGGTTCCTGCCTTCTCCTGGTCAAATCCGTTCTCTCCGTGTACTGGGCATTTGTGTGTTCTACTCATAGTTTGAATCCTCCTTAAAAAAATTTATTAAAAAAGCAGCCTGTTGGGCCGCCTCTTGTCTTGATTTATGTTTGCCCCGGATCACCCGCCGGAGCTTCGGGATATGAATGGATCACCTCCTCTCCTGTTTATCCTTATATCCTGTCCGTTCCCATATCTCTTTCAGACGCTCCCATCCATCCATAGATACCAGCGCTACAATAAACGCTGCCAGAATACATGCAAATATCATATACCACTCAATCGGCTGTTTCATCCACGCCATAACTGCCACCAGAACAGCCGGGCAAAGGATCAGGCTCAGAACAATCACAACCGCCGAAGTAGGCAGCTTGTCAAAGCCTGGCCAGCACTTCACCACCTGGGTGATCACCGACACTAAAAAGGCCATCGTACCGATGGCGATCAGGACATAAGAGACGTACTGCATTAATACTGTAACATCCATTTTTCTTTCCTCACTTTCTACTTAATATACTGAGATGCCAGAATGACAAGTCCTGTAACTGCGCCGCCAGCGATGATGCCCACTGCGGTATCAATCACCTTGTCCCACATTCTCCGCCACCTGTTCCCTGGTTCCTGCTCCAGCTTATCCAGACGCTTTCCCAGCTCTTTCTGCTCTTCCAGCATTCCTTTCATGTCATGAGCCAGGGTATGTACAGACAGGACTAAATCCTGGATCGCTTTTACAGACTCATCCAGGACCTCAATCCGCTTGTTCTGCCTGCGGTCTTCATCACGCAGACGCTCAAGTTCCGCTTTTACTGCTTCATCCATCTTTCTCGCCTTCTTTCTTTTTGGGTGTCATTTTTAGGAAAAATGTTATCCTCCTTTCAAAATCTGTCCTCCTTTTTCAAATTTCAGGATAAAAAAACAGCATATACGTATCTTGTAATTCAAATACGCATATGCTATAATGCCAGTAGGCTAAAGAGATGTGAGTCTTTCCACATGAATGACTGACAGACGAAAACCCCGGAGTTGCGACCTCCGGGGTTTTCTATTCCTTTTGTTATGGCGGCTTAGACCATAGGCTGATTACCGACTACTTATCGCCGTCCAACCATTTGCAGACGAGATGGCTAATCACGCCTGCCACAACTGCGATAACAAGAGATGTGATTGCTTCCACATGAACACCCCCTTCCTGTTGCCAGTATTGGGGCGGTAACAGGAAGAGTATACCATAAATCTACTATCTATTCCATTCGTTTTTTCTTCATTCATCCCAACTTGCGATAATGGATATTACAGGAACCTATGTAGGAGAAATTCCTGAGACCTATTATATTTGGACTGGAAGTTCTTGGAGCATTAAAGGTCCCAGTATGACGCTTACCTGGGCTGATACTTCCGGCGGAAAAATACCATATAGCGCATATGCTTCTGATAACCGTGGCCCTTCAATTGATCGATACTACAATTATCGTGGTAATAATTATACAGCAGGAGGATGTGCGAAAATCAACACAGCTTTTAATCTAACTCCTTACAAATATCTAAAATTTGAAATGACAAGCATAGGAACCTATTCGATTCCCGTATTTGTCGGTGTATCTCAAAACAGTAATTTACAGGGAAATAATTATGCAGCTAAATTTTCCGGAACAGTTCCCAGTGGAGTTCATAGTATTGATATTTCCGGACTGAAAGGAAACTATTATATTTATCTTGGATTTAGTTCCTACACTGCCAATTACAAAGAGTTCGAACATGAATTTGGTCCAGACAGATTATATTTAACTACAGCTTAAGAGTTTTTCGAAATGATGTTATTTATGACTAATTCGATGAAAGCTTAACTTGGCGCATATAAACACTGACACTGTAAGTTGTGGTACTGCCTGCATTGAATTTTATCCCAGCATATAAAAAATATTTTCCTTTGAGAGAGGAAATATCTAGTTTAAATGTCGTTATACTACTTGCAAAACTAGCTGAAAAAGATTTTGCAAAATTGAATGAGGTTAAAGAGGGATTTGTACTAAGCCCCACATAAATAGTAAAATTATGATATTTTTCTGTATTTCCGAATTCGATGTTTCCACTTAAATAATTATAATCGTCTAATAATAAAGCGGGATCATTTCTACCAATACAAAAATGGGCATTAGATGGATAGCAAGAAACCCAATCACCTGAAGAATAGGAGCCGTTTGTCCCAGCTGTTTTAGCCAAATTGAGTTTTAAATCTGCCAACTGTATATAAGGTTCTACAGTTCCTATAATATCCATTATCGACACATCCTTTTTAAGCTTGTCCGCCGTTAGCCCTGCCATCGAACAGATGTCGCTCCAGTTTAGGAACACCTGCGCATTTTCGTTGTAATATCCGCCCGGTACTTTCACCCACATCCGTTTGCCGGATGTATCGTTTCCACGGCTGTTTCCTGTACCGCCGTAGTTGCCGCGGTTTGTAATCGCTGGCCCTGTCACTTTACCTGAACCATTATGATAACCTGCTGGAATTGTGACAGTGCCATTCATGGCCACACTTCCATTCCAGGCTCCCTTATTGGCCATGTCTCCAATCCGCTTCTCAAAGAGCTTCGTCTGAGGGTTAAACTTCAAGTATGTCTGGCCGCTCAGGGCCTGCGAATCTGACAGTGTTGCCTCTGTATCCAGAGTTCCCTCCAAAGCCTCATCATCGGAGTCTGCCGTCACTGCCGTCAAACCTTTCGGCACAGCAGCTCTCATCAGCGTACAATCATCACTGGAAGCTCCACCGCCTCCTCCGCCTGGCATCCAAATCTTTCCCATAGCTTACACTCCTCTCAAGCCCACCATACAGTCTGTAGCTGGTTTTTTATCAACTTTAAATGTGGCCGTCCCGGCCCGAACGATTCCGCTGCCAGATGAAATAATTCCAAAAGCTTTTTTATAAGCTTTCCTGGCTTCCGCATCCGCTTCATCGGCCAAAGCACTGTACAGTACCGGATCCATATCTTCCTCAGCTCCTGGTACGGATATCGTCTGTATGTACAGACCATTTTCCTCCTGCCAGTCAACCGCCGTAAGCAGCACTTCCGTCACGTGCCTTTCCCGCTCTATCATAGCTTTGTTATATATGGTATTATTAAATACCTTTTCCATATCCCGGCCCATTTCATCGCCATCCGCATCCGTTTCCCGGCTCCATTTTGTAATCTCCGTCTGAAATATTGGCGGATCCTGAATTTCAAAATTTCCCATGCTGTACCTCCATTAAAAAATCTCATCCATATCGTACTCCTGGGGGATATCCTCATCCTTCCCTTTCCTTGTAAAGGTACGATAGGCAATCAGATCACCGTCAGCGTCCAGAAGTCCCATCTCTGAAATTTCTTTTCCTGTCAATTCCCCTTTTTCCAAAGTGGCTTTATACCTGCAGGTGGTCTTCTCTTCATTCACATAACTGTAACCCTCTATCTCTTTTTCCAGGAGTTTATTGTAAAGGCCTACCTCCGTGCCGGTGGTAGCCTTGGGAGCTCCCTTCTCATCCACACCGCCGTCTCCCCATACCATCTTAGCGATTTTAGGGAGACTGCCATCTCCTGCGTGAGCCATACAAAGTTTTTTTCTGCCTGTTACTGTAATTACGCCTTTATTGCTTGCCATATTTTTATCCTTTCCCGGCCTTAACCGTTTACAAATTATACCGACCGCCGCCCAGCTTCCGGCTGCCATTCAGCTTCCAGGAGCCGTTCAGCAGGTTCTTTTTATACATAAAAGCTTCTGCCTGCAGTACAGAAACCTCTGCCCCTGACTGACAGGTCAGCCTCTGTTCCATTCTCACATTCTCTGCCGCTTCCGTGCATATGTTCAGCGCAGCTTCTGCCTTTACGTTCTCTTCTGCCATCATTTTAAAACAGCTGCCAGATAACGCCGCCTGCGCTAATTCTGACGCTGCCATCTGGAAAGACGCTCTCTGCTCTACCCTTACAGTTTCAGCCACCCCAGCCTGCACCTTTAATACACTTTCTGCTTTCACATTCTCCATTGCTGTCATTTGATATCTGCAGGACAGCTCTGTCTGAACCGGAACTGCAACTGGCACTATAATGCTCATAGCCACCGGATAAAAATCCAGCGTCTCGTCGCTGTCATACCCGTTTAATTTTCGGCCGCCGTCCAGCTTCCAGGTCCCATCCAGTTTTAAAACAGCCAGATTAAAACGAGGATAGAAGTCAGAAAAGAACCGGATCTTGCTCTCATATTCGATAGGTACAGGAACCTGTATACCGATATGAAACGCCAGTTCTTCCAGCCAGGAACGCACATTTTTGTAAGCCCGAATCCGTTCCGCAATTTTGTCTCCCGTACCTGTTTCTATCTCGTCATCCAGTTCCAGATCAATCATTGCTTTAAAAAAATACGGATTGCCTCCATAATGATACCATTCTTCTAAGCGGCCTCCCTGATACAAAGCTCCCAGATATTCCGTGAGAACAGAACCAGTTCCGCCTCGTAGATACCAGGCAAGCGTCTGTTCTACCATTTTTTCCCGCCGGTCCCGTCGATCCTCTGGATTGTAATACTGTGTTCGGAGTTCAACAGCCAGTAAATTTAATACCTCGTCTGGAAGCTCTGGAATGGATGCGTATACAGACGCTGCTCTGCTGTATGTCTGAAGCTTCTGCAGACCCTCCTTTACAGCTGCACTAAGCGCCTCTGTCTGTACTTGTTCCAAATGTTCCGGAAGAACAGATAATAAGTCAGCCTCACTGAAATTAATCATCCTGAAGCCCTCCATAAACCAAATTGACCCTTTCCGCTTTCGCTACCTTCGCGCCTGTAACCTCTGCAAAAGCCGGGCTTCTTATCTCCGCCCACTTGATGCCTGCCTGCATCAGCTCATACATCAACCTGGAAGGATTGATATCTCTTGCGATAGCCGACTGCTGCCAGGCGATATAGGACTGGCAAGCACCCTCTGCTTTCTTTTTTATTTCCTCTGACATATCCCGATCCGAAGATTTAATATAGTAGGTCGCGTCAATCTGGTATTTTACCTCCTCTGGGGACTTTACTTTAACCAAATCGGTCAGAGGTCTTCGGCTGTCATCTGATAAATACTGTTCCAGCTCTTTTAGAAAACCTTCATCTGGCAGCTTTCCGTCCTGCATCATCACATAAATATCCACCTCTCCCGGATTCTCCGAGTAGATTTTGCAGTCTAAAATTTCACTGCTTTTTGTCATTACCCAGTAGCGGTAAGCATCTTCCGGCCCGGCAGTCGAATACGAAGAGGGCGACAGATAGATTCGTTCTGCCAATGATTCATCATTTTCTCTATCTTCTCCTCCTGCAGTTGTCGTTGTGTTCGTTACCGTGCCAATGTAGTTGACTGGATCTACCAGTGTATGGAGTTCTCCGGGTAAAAATCCGTTTCCTCCCTCTCCAGATGTGAGGCAGGCTGCCGGGATCTCCACAGACATTTCTCCAGCTGGAATCTCTCCATATTCCTCTGTTGCGAAGAATAAATCCCGTCCCTTCACTCGCGTTCCTTTCGGGATTCCGATGACCTGCTGCTGCGCTGCTGACAGCGTAAAACGCAGAACTGTTTTTGCCTGTTTTGCCGGATTGCGCTCTACCTTTTTCAAAGCTGCCAGATTATCCAGAAACTCACCGCTGCTGTACTTTAATAGCCCCATTTTTCCAGCCTTGTCAATATACTGCAGTCCCTGATAGAGAAGCACAGAACAGCTGTACAATATTAATCGGATTGGATCTGCTTCCGGTAGTTCTGCTTCCTTTCCCGTCAGCTCTCTGTAGCGTTCCTGGTATGTCTTCAGCAGATCGGATAAAAAAGTCTCAAACGAAATGCCTTCAATAAATGAAATTTCTGGATATTGTTCCAGGCGTTCTTTCACTGTCGTGCTCATTCCCTCCTCCTTTCACATTCGATCACCGCCGTCATAAGTCCTGCTGCATCTGTCTGAAACGAAGCTTTTCGGATTCGAACATCCGGAACATAGCGTTCTGCTTTTTTTAATACTTCCTGATAAAATAAACTTTCTGCCACCTCTGGAAGCTCATCCAAGCCTTCCCACCTGATTCCAAAATCCCTGTCCACCGGCACGGAACCGGCCCGTGTCTCCAGAAGCATCTGCATCTGATTCTTTAATGACTCGTCTCCTGTCTGTACTACAATTTTCATGCAGCACCTCCTATACATATTCCTGAAGCGTTAACTCCGCTGTTGCCCGGAGCAGTTCGCCTTTGTTGAGGATCTTGTCCCAGGCTTCAGAGCTTTTTACGAGTACCCACCGTCCAGAGCCCACCTGCCTCTGGCCAATGATCAGATACTCTGCTGTCCCCCGTTCTGCCATTTCCTCCATTTCTTCCAACAAATCCCTAGGCGAAACTCCAAGACCTGCATCTAAGAAAACCGTGAATGTAATTTTCTGCAGCTCTGGCCCACCAAAAGATACCAGAGGCTTCTGGCCGATTCGCTCCATTTGATTCCATTTTCCCGACAGCTCCCGTTTCATATTTTGAAATATCAGAGCTTCCCTATCACTGATTTTAAAGCGAAGTTTTCCAAACGTGCCTATCTTTGCCATTATAAAGAATCCACCTTCCTTTTCATTGCAAGAAGTTCCGAGACGGAAATAGAACCAGAATTGTCTTCCAAAATAAGAGATGCTGCATGAATCCGCAGTATTCCAGCAGCCGCCTCTAAAAATGCTGCGCCTTCTTTCTGGAATTCTTTATAGTATACGTCTGCCCCACTTTTTTTCGGAGCCATGGACTGGTTCCAGAATTTTCCCATGGCAATTCCCATACTGCTGTCATTGGACAGATGGACCACCAATACCAAATCTCCGACATCGGGCATTTGGTATTCCTTCCCGAATCCGCAAAACACAGGAAGTTCCGCTGTACTTTTATCACTTTTGTCTGGATAAACTACACGAACAGTTCCAGCTGCATAATTGATAGAGGAAACATTTCCTACTCTGATTTCATTCATGCTCTCCACCTCCTACGGAATGGTCAATTCCGTCCCTGGATAAATCCAATATCCTCCATTAGAACTTTGTTTACCTCTTCGTTTTGCCTCGGCTTCAATATTATCGCGGTTTGCATCGTAAATGACTGTGTACTTGGTTCCGCTGCCATAATAAGTCTTTGCTAAATCCCAGAGTGTATCGCCACGTCTTACAATGTAGTTTCTTTCCTGTCCCCCTGAAGCCTCTTCAGCCGCCTCTTCTGTCCGTGCCTCTCCCTTTATCCGGTAAAGGCTCAACCCCTGTTCATATTCTCCGCCGGAAGAAATCCGATGCAGAACCTTTGACACAAAATAAATCCCATCTATTTTTCCGAATCCCGTCAGCTGTACAGTCTGGGAAGCTGCAAGGGTTAGCGATATATCTGGCCAGAGGGACAGTTCCGCGGTGATCTCCTTGCGGTTTGCGTTCCTCATGGCATTCCTTCCAATCCGTTCCGCATCTGCGATGCTTTCCGCCTTCTGATTTACGTTGAGAACTCTTCCTTCTGCCCCTACAAAAGCCTCCAGAGTTTCATTCTTCTGCGGATCCGAGTAGGATACCTTAGCCCCTGTATAGGTTCCCTGGATGCTGCCTTTATAACTCCACTTTCGTGTCATTTTCGGCCATATGGCTGCCGCCGGCGCTCTTGCCTCATATTCTTCATACGACCAGATTATCAGCTGGGAAGCGTATACCTTAATCCCTAAACCATATTGATTACACAATCCCTTCAGATAAACGCTGTCCGTTTTTTCGTTTTGCTCCTCCCGCTCCAGGGTAATATCCTGATCCGTGTCGTAGACAAGAGCCAGACCATAACGCCCGGCAATCTCAGATGCAATCTGGCGAATTGTCACTTTTTCCCAGGTCTGTGTCCGTTCTGTCTCTTTAAAATCACGATTCACCGGGGATGATACTCCTTCAATGTCTATTTTCTGTGGCGGAGCCTGAATCCGGTAAGAATCTATTACAAACTCCCCGCAGCGGATTTGTTTCCGCTCCCCTTCATATCTCCAGTTTTCTAAAACAATTCCTGCCCGGATCTTATCTCCATTTTCCGGCATCCAAGCGCCGGACCACTTTTCTTCTCTGTCATTTAAGGTTAGAGAAATCGAATCTGACTCTTCTGTGGAATCTGAGAAGGAAAAGTCCGCTAAAACGTCTGAAATATCCACATTCGCGTCCACCCCATTATACAGAATATCTGTTCTTATCTTCCGCGTTCTCATCGGTTCCTCCATTCTGGCCACCCCTGCTGTTCCTCGTCCGGAAGCTCCGGAACATCAACCAGCACACCAGCCGGAAAAACCACATAACCCAACAAGGAAAAATTGTTCATCATCAGGATATCCAGCTTTTTTTCATCACCATATTGTTTTTTAGCAATTAAATCCCAGGTATCCCCCTGGATGGTTCTGTACTGCTTCATGTAACCAACTCCTTTTAGGGTATAAAAAAAGAACGCCTCGCATAAAAAGGTCGTTCTGTTTTTCTGCTTTTTATTTAAACAAATTGCTGAGATCTTCTGTTTCTGCTTGACTACCACGTTATAACGTGGTATGATTAAATCATCGAAAGGAGGTGAAGAGAAAAATGGTGGAAAAAATAAAGGAGCTGAAAAAAGTGGTATCAGCACTTATCCAGCTCGCTTTAGAAATTGGAACACTTTTAGCAGTCATCAAAATGATTGTTGAAAGCCTCCAATAATCACCCGGGGAGGGAAACCTCCCCACCTAAAATATATCATATCACCATTTTTAAAGCAATATGAAAAAAACAGTGATCAGCATTCTCTCGTTACTTGCCTCTATCGTCTGGCTTGTTATCATTGTGGTTGGTCTGATTTTACTATTCACTTAACAGGAGGTTGCCATGAACTTAAAAAAAATCAGAAATGAAAAATCATTAAGCATTCGCGCCCTGTCTGAACTGGCCGATGTTCCCAAACGTACCATCGAAGACATTGAACGGTTTGACCGCTGTAAGGTAGACACCGCCATCAAGCTGGCCGACGCGCTGCAGGTCACGCTGGATGAGCTGTGCCGGAACACCGCCGACACAGAATAAGCCGCCAGGAGAGAGGTTTTCCTCTCTCCTATTTAAAAGCTTACCCTTCGCCTGCCATCTTCATATCGTTCCATGTACTCTTTCCATACTTCAAATGTCATTATTAATCCGTCGCTAACGTCCTCCCGTCTAGTGTTCCCATAAATATTGACAACTGGCTGAAACGCTGGCATTCCATATCCTCCCACAGCCTTTTCTCCACTTTTCCACCATCCATCGGAAATCGTTTCATAGATCCGGCTATAACTGTTCTTGTCGTAAGCTCCCAGAATCTTCCCGGCCTCCTGCCAGATTGATATAGCTTTTTGACTGCCATCCAAGGGAACTACTGCCTCCGGCCCCTTTTCTGCGAATGCGGCGATATGGGGTGTATCAAAAATTCCTCCTTCAGCATGGCCGGGCAGATTCTTTGCAGAATATTTATTTCGAAGCTTCCCAACTGCCGCCTGGCCTTCTGGAGTCATTATCGTATTAATTGATACAGAAACTGGTACATTTGCGTCAATCCCTGTTTCAAAAGAGCTCTTCAGATGCTCTAAAAACTGCTGCGCCGCTGTATCTGCGTTGGGATATTCAGCCTCTATCGCATTAAACGCAGCCTGCGGAAACATAGCGCCCTGCTGCCGGGCTGCCTCTAAGACAAGAGCCTGCTCCGGACTTTCTGCAATAATCTGGCCAACCGTTCCCCACAATCCTTCCTCGTCTCCGGATGCGGCCTGGATCATGTCAATACTCTGCATACCTTCTAAAAAAGCCTGCGGAACAGCTTGTCCGGACTGTTTCATCTGATTAATGAGCTGAGTCATCTGCTCTTCACTTGGTTCCATTCCTTTAACCAGCATCCCCAGAGCATCCTGCGCATCGCTGGGCAGCTCAGCTTCGCCCATGGCTTCATCAATCGCCCATTGAAGTCCCTGCATGAAGTCCTCAGGAAGCATGTTATAGGGGTCTTTCATTACCTCCCTGACTTTTTCATCCAGTTTTTGATTAACCGTTTCCAGTACCGGATCGATCTCGTCCCCATAAGTTGCCATAATGGTATCAACCATAGCCTGCTGGCCGTTTAAGATCGTCTCAGCCTTACTCTGATAGTAGCTCTGCGCCGCTTCCGCCGAACGGGCGTCAAATTCCTCCTGAGAAATTCCGCCCTCCATTCCCTTTTCTCCGGCAAGTCTCTGAGCATTTAAACTTGTCAACACCTTTTGATAAGCTTCATCTGTAGACTGAATCGCCTGTTCCGTATAATTCGCCAATTCCGCCTGCAAATTCTGAAAGGAATCCGCATCCAGAGCAGCTCCGGCATACTTCCCTTGAATCATCTGCAATTTTGCGGCATTTTCCGCCTCTGTGATCATGGAAGTAATTTCTGCCATCTGCCCCAGATAGTCACTCACAATCTTCTGCTTATCCAGAGTCAGACCGTTTTCCGTGATATCCTGAAGCGCTGCGCTGATATTTTGTTTTAACGGATCCAGCTGAGCCAGAAGAGCCTGGTAAAATGCCCCACTGTCTTCCGACAAGCCGGTTCCTGCTTCCCCCATAACCAGGTCAACCGCCAGATTCAATTCATATCCTTTTTCGGTGATATAGTCCTGGGCATTCTGCACATAAGCGTCCACTGCCGCCACATACTCCTGAGCGTCTCCTTCTTTCAGCTCAATTCCCATAGACAGCTTCCAGTCCGCTTTTTGAACTGCTTCCATGCTGTCTTTCATAGTCTGATAGTAGTCATCTGCTCTCGTGGAAGAACGCTCCATTTCTTCGATTTCGAAGAATAAATCGTCTCCCAATACATGTTTAGCTGCTTCTCCAAGCTCCTCTATGGAAAGTGTAACATCTCCAAAATGCTCCGCAAGGTTCTTCACTGCCCGTTCTCTGGCAGCCGCTTTCACCGCACTGGTAATGCCTGCAATTCCGCCAATGGCCAAACCTGCGGCTGCTACCGGCCAGGCTTTTATCATGCCGCTCAGGCTTCCGAATAGTTTAACGGCGGAGGTTATGCCTTTGGCTGCTTTAAAGGTTAAAAGAGTCGATACCAGGCCTGTCAGTCCTCCCTGTATCACCTCCGGATGCTGTAAAAACCAGGAACCAAGTTCTAGCACTGGATCTACAAACCCCATTAAGACGTTTCCGGCAGATTTAACCTCCCTTCGAATTGTAGGCAGGTTTTCCTCCACGCTTTCAGTGAAGGAGTTCAGCCACTCGGTTCCTGTCTGTACTCCTTCCCGGAGCGGTTCAGAAAGTCCCTCATAAATAGCAATGCCAGCCCCTTCCGCGGAACTTTTAAGGAGCGTTATGTCTCCTTTGAGATTATCCATCCGGACGCCTGCCATCTCTTCGGCAGCTCCTTTTGCATGGTAGATAGAATCCGACAATTTTTCGTAGTCTTCACCACTGGCATTAATTAAAGCCAGCATACCAGACATCGCTTCCTGCCCGGCTAGGCTGGCCGCGGTACTGGCCCGTTCGGATTCAGATAAACCTGCAAATCCAGTGCGTAAATCTCTCAGAATCTCATCCAATGACCGCATACTGCCATCCGAATTAGAAACCGTCAGCCCGATCCGGCTCATTGCTGCCTCCACCTCAGCAGTGGGCTTAACGATACGAGTAAACATTGCCCGAAGAGACGTACCGGCCTGCTCTCCTTTAATTCCGGCATTGGCCATCAGGCCGATGGCTGTTGCTGTGTCCTGGATGCTGAAACCTAACGCACCGGCCACAGGAGCCACATACTTGAAGGTTTGCCCCATCGTAGCCACGTCCGTGTTGGAACGGGCAGACGCCTGAGCCAGCACATCAGCAAACTCTGCCGACCGGGAGGCTTCCAGATTAAAAGCCGTCATAGCGTCTGTTACGATGTCGGATACCTGTCCCAGATCCTCCCCGGAGGCGGCCGCCAGATTCATGATACCTGGAAGGCCGGCCAGCATGGAGTCTACTTCCCAGCCAGCCATCGCCATGTATTCCAGCCCCTGTCCCGCTTCCGTTGCTGAAAATTTCGTTTCAATTCCCATCTGCTTGGCCAGAGCTTTCAGGCGCGCCATCTCTGTTTCAGATGCCTGGGAAATGGCCTGAACCGTGCTCATCTGGGATTCGAAGCTGGCTCCGGCTGCTGTCGAAGCCGCTAAGGCTCCAGTAATTCCGGCAGACGCAGCGGCAGCTCCCTTTGCCATAAACGAGAATGTTTTATCGGCAAACGCATCCATCTTATTGACGGATGATAAAAAGCTTTGATTCGTTCGTTTGGAGAAACGATACAGGTTATCCAGCTCCCGTTTTGTTTGTGAAAACGCCTTATCTAAAGAACTGTCTTTTTCTCCTCCGATTTGAATCTTTACTTTGTATTCTTTCTTATTTGTTGCCACTGCGTAACCTCCTTTCTTCCTTTACAGCTTCTGAGATATCCAAAAGCGTTCGATTCAGCGTTTTAAGCGGCAGTCCGAAAAAGAATCCTAGACCTGTGTGGGTATATTTCGACGCAAAGATACAGGCTTTTCGGGCTTCTTTGATTTCTGCCGGATTCCCTACGCCTACATGAAGAAAAAACGGTAAATCCTGTTTTTAAGTTTGATCGCATCCTTAGCCCTCATTGTTCCCAGCGTCTCTAACGGCAGCCTTGTCAGTCTCTGAGCTACCAGTTCTGCGAACAGGAGAGAAGTCTCCTGCATGACCGTACCGCCGCCGCCCATCAGTTCGTAGGTATTATACAGCTCATTTAAATCATTGAGCGTCAAATCGTCCAGTCCTGTTAAATCCAGTTCTGCCACCTGGCTGCCCAGGTGTTCCAGCGGCTTTGACAATTTAATGATTTTCCAGTTATTCGCTTTTTTTGAATTCTCTTTCTCTGGAGAATCCGCCAGATTTTCCGGTCTTACAGCTTCCCTGTTCTTCTCTTCCATCATTTTTGCAGCTCCTCCTTAGCACATATTCCGGACTTCTTTGAGAATGTCTTTTCCGTTTACAATATATACTCCATTTAATTTGTCGATCTCAAGCATTGTCGTGCCGTCGATGACGATTTTGTAATAGCTCAGGCTTAACGTTACGCTGGAATCCATCTTTCCGCCTGCTTTTACTGTTCCAGGCGAAAAGGTTTTCACAACGCCGCGCACAGCTATACTCATCTGAGAGTAGCTGACTTTTCCGGAGCCGCTGTCCATGCCCTGAATCGCTCCATTTAACATCAGATCAACTGTTTCGTTTGGATCCATCATCGCAAAGGCAGATTTGCTCAAGGTTGTATATGGAATCTTCATGTCCATCGTATCCGTTAATCCGATCACCGGAACCTCCAGATTTCCTCCTGTTCCGGAGCCCTCCAGTGTATCCGTCAGATTTGTTACCTCTGGAAGCTCGACTTCTCCAGAGATTCCAATGAGCACAGAGCCGTTGCGGTACAGATTGAATCGGTTGATTACCTGTGGCTTAAACATTACTATTCCTCCTCTCCTACGATAGCTGCCTGTAAGGTGGTCATATCAAATTCCTCAGATGCCTGGATATACTCAAGCGGAGTGTACGGAGCCAGATAAATCTTTACCTTTACATGGCCGTTTAATAAATCTTCTTCGCTGTTTTCTCTTTCATCGTACTCCATGCGAAGTCCGGCACACATTCCCTGGCTGACCAGACTGTTGCCCCAGATATTGAAGCTGTTGACAATATCATCAATCGTCCTGCGGTTCATCGGACTGTCCAGGCGTTTCTGGTACTGTCTAATGAAATAGTTTGCCACAAAAGAAAACATCCGCCGGCATCCAATCCGGTAATCCTTCGGATCCGTGTTTCCCGGATAACAGCCTGTGTTATTTCCCCAGCTTCTCCATCCTCCATCATTGATCGCTGTAACAATTCCATCCCCGTTTAAATAGGCAGCCTGCGGCTGATCCAGAGTAATCTCTGTCCCGTCTGCCAGAACTGCCCCCTCTGCATTCAGCAGTTTGTTGGATGGGTAAATATAGGGCACATCCCCATTCGTTGCTGTGTAATAGCTGGCCATGGCCCCGTAAGCTGCCGAAAACGCCATATGCTTTCCATCAATCAAAAGTTCCGGCCAGCACACAATACTGTGCGGATCGGTATATCCTGCCTTTTCCTTAGCCACTCCGCATTCCGTGTATTTCCGTTTTTTTTCCGTATCCAGGTCCAGTACGCATTCGCAGCGGAACACTCCGTTTAATTCCGTGCATTTCTCCTGCATGGCTGCTCCTACGTTTGGCATCTTGCTCCATCCAGGGGCGAGAATCAGACCAGTAGAGAAGTGATACATCGGATACACCTGCCGGATGGTTTCAAGACCGGTTTCCTTTCCAGATTCCATGTCATAAGCTCCAATGATATCCTCTTCTGTCACCATGGAAGCATCCAGATAACGATAGGAAACCTGGATCTGCTCTAAGTCGTACCCAGATCCTGTACTCAGCATTGTGATAACCGGATATCCCAGCTCATTGAAGCTGACAATATAGTCCTTTTCCGGAGTAAGCGCCGGTCCCTGTGCCGCAGCTCCTACTTTCGCGCTTCCTACTTTTGCAAAGTCAGCCATGGCTCCGCTTCCCTGATTGATCTGAATCGTGCTTAACAAAATGCCTTCCTGCTCCAGAACAGCCTGGTGACTCAGAATCTGGATATTTTTGGATTCCGAATCCTTACTGTGACGCTCCGGATCCAGCACATTAATAAAGACAGCTGGATATACCTGGAACAGTTTCCAGGATGCGTACATACTCTGACACAGAGTATACAGATTCCATCGTTCCGAGTATCCAAGCTTTTCCTTCGCCTCTTCCCAGGAATTTAAGAGAATCGGTTTATTAACAGCCTGTTCCGGATGTGCCGTCAAGTGAATGGGTGCTGTTCCTACGATCACCTGAACGCCGTAAGAAGTAGATAACGGCCTTACATTCGCCGTCTGCTTTTCTGTCACCTCAATCCCGTGTTTATACATGCTTCTCCTCCTTAATCTGTTCTGCTTTCTGGTAAAGCATAAAAAGCTCCGAATCCTGCTTTCTAAGCTCCATCCTTTTTTCTGCCAGTTGCGACGTCGGAACAATCAGCCCGCGAAGAAACGGGTATGCTCCCATCAGCTGAGCCATCTTGCTGGAATGTCCTCCGCGCAGTACAGTGCCCTTCTGAATAATTCCATAAAAAGACGGCCCTAGATAAACGCCGGCCGTCTGTTTTTCATCTTTGCTATTCATAATTTTCCTCACATTCTAACTCTGGAAGATTCCATGTCATCTCAATTCCTCCGAAAAAATAAGGATAAGTATCTTCTTCCTGTTCAATCGCCTTCATGGCTCTTTCACAGTAAAAGGCATCCAATACTGGGTGTGTCCGGAAATACCCTGTCACACAGTTTAAAAGGTTCCACATCGTCTGATGCCCGCCGTCCTGAGCATACAGACAGAACACCAGATAAACCTTCGCTTTGGCTGCATCCTCTTTCATATCCACCTCTGTGGTTTTTACCACACAGTATGGAATTAACGTATCCTCCACAGCCGAATCTCCCAGGGATTCGCTTTCTTCCATTTCCCAATATTCCGGCAGAGACAGCTGCGGCAGCGCTCCGGGATATCCTTTCAGACTTTTTCGTTCTCCCTTCGTTCCTGTCAACAGGATATGTTCTGATAATTTTTCGACCGCTTCGATCAAACATGCTTCCAGCTGATTATTAGTCATAGAGCCTCCTACGCTTTCAGCACGCCCCTGGCTATGAGAGCCGTAATCACCTCATTGATTTTGTTTTTCATATCCGTAGGCGTCTCAGTGGATAAAGTCGTTATCTTGGTGGCCGTTCCTGTCAGTCCTACACCGGCAGCACCCTGAGGCCCTGCTGGGCCACGCTCTCCTGGCTCTCCTTTTGCGCCGGCAGCGCCCTGCGGTCCTGCCGGTCCCTGATCGCCTTTTTCTCCTTTCGCTCCAGCTGTACCCTGTGGCCCTGCCGGACCTCTTTCTCCCGTTTCCCCCTTGGGGCCAGCAGGCCCCTGCTCACCTTTCGGCCCCTGAGGACCTACCTGCTCGTTTTTAATGCCCTGCTCCATTTTATTTAATTTATCGGCTGTGATAAAATCCCCTTCTGACCATACGGTCGGTTCATATGACATGTGTTTTCCTCCTTTAAATGGTTTTACTGATTAGATTCCACACTGCATCCTGAAGACTTTCTCCAATTTCTCCTTCCAGCCTGCGAAACGTCATCTCTGTTAATTTGGAAATAGATGGGCCCTGGGCTTCCCGGATGGGATGTCTGGCGCCGCTTCGCCTCTGAAAAATTCCAGTATGCGCTTTTTTCTGTTTTTCCTGTCTGACTGAGGTAATAAAGCCTTTTAACCCGCCTGTTTCAATGGGCTTCATGCCGCCGCGCTTAACGGCTGCCTTTGCTGCCACCCTTTTTCCATTCTTCCGGAACTGGTATGCGCCAGGAAGAGAAAGAACCTCGCCCGAAACCTGAATCTGCGCATAGCCTTTCGATAGCGTAGCCCGTTTCAGTTCCAAACTCTTCTCCGAAAACTTCCCCCGCCGGATGGTATACTCGCTCTTTGTATCCTGATACAGGCGCTTTTTGGCCTGTTTTGCCGTCTCATTCACCGCCTGCTTCAGCAAAGGCTCCGCTTTTTTTCCGGATTCCTGCAAGAGCTTTCGAATTTCGTCCTGATTTTCCAGATGAATTTTTAGTATCATACGCCCCTCACCGCTTCCAGACTGATGGAATAAATCCCATCCTCATTCACCGCGTCAATAATCCTGTATTTCCTGTCATCCAGCGTCAGAAGGCGGCCAACGGCCGGGAGAGGACCAAAATTCTTTGCCAGAACATAAAAAAGCAGCTTTCTTTTATAAATTCCATCTAACTCATCGTTTGATGGAGTTCGCTTCTCCCGCTCGATCATCTCGTTGTCATCTACCAGGATGCAGAGGGTCCTTCCGTCAATCCTGTGGAGCGAGCCAAACTCCGCAGGATTGAGGAAAACAGAACGATTATCCTTTGCAACGATATCTTTAAAACCCATACTAACCTAACAATTTTACAAAGGCAGTCAGCTCGTCCGCCTCTGCCGCCTCTACCGCATAGCCTACAGTCGCAGTGCCGCCTGTATCTTTGTCAATTCCTTCTTCGTCATCAAATTTGACTGGATCTCCAACAGCCAGAGCGACACCTGATTTTTTTTCAATTTTAAACACTCCGACCATATGAATGGATCCTAATCCTTCTGAAGGAATGTCAGTTCCCGCTACTCCAATATGAGCACCCAGTTTTAAGACTGTTCCCGCCGGAATTGCGGTTTCTGTTTTATTTAAATAGTCCAGGGATTCACCTTTCTGCCAGTATGTTGCTGTTTTTGCCATGTGTTTGACCTCCTATGCTAATCCGATTGGTGATTCTAAAGCAATGCCCGGATTCTTTACTGCTCCGCGGTAGTCCATAACCGCGATACCCCAGTCAAGATATACGTCCCAGACAAAGCCTAACTGTCCAGGTGCTTCCATTCGGCGGATATTCGGGATATCCTGTCCGTTTAAATAGTCTACCTGGATAAAGTCGGTATCGTTCTTGTCTCCCACCATAAACCATGGAATCGGGCTGCCTTCTTTGATCTGTACATTTAATGTAGCGTCTTCTACAATCTGAATCGTATCCTTGTAATGGAACAGAGGATTGACCGCTCCGGATGCGCTGATAGTCGGACTGTTGAATAAGGTATACATAGCGAACTGATAGCCCAGCGGAACCACAATCGTACCCGGACGAATGATAATCGCTTCCTCCATATCATCCTGCTTTTTCTTATGGCCTCCCAGCGCGAGAATCATCGCCTGCACTGCTTCCTGGGTAATGCCGGTTCCTTCCTTCAGAAGATTTTTATGTTCGGAAACGAACAGAGTTTTCCCATCATAAATTTTCGGATTTCCTGTCAGAATCTGGTAAACCTGGCTGTTGATTGTCATCCTGGCCGCCTTCGCCGCACGATTGGGAAGTGTCGTAATCACTCCCATGTCATCGTTGATAAATGCCTGACGTGACATGGTAAACTGACGGCCGTAGGTTTTTAACTGTCTCTGCGGCTTCTTTTCATCAGTCGGAAGCGTATGCTTTAACTCTCCGTTCTCCGGAACCTCCAGGAACTGCCCAAATCCACCCTGAACATAATAATTGTCTGCCTTCTTGAAGTCTGTCAGGGTGCCTCTGGTAGTAAACTGCTCAAAGGTAACCGGGGCTGTCTTGTGGCCCTCCACATAGGATTTGCGGATTACATTATCCATAATCGCCGGGAAAGCAGAAGATGGATTATAATACGCTCTCTGAAGCAGCGCTGAATATACCTCATCTCCGGATTCCATGTAATAGTTTCTCTGAGAATCTTCCTGTGTCAGACAGTTGGCCGCGATCATCTGCAGCGTAGCGTTTCTGAAATCATTAGCTCCCGGAGCCGGATTCTCTACATGGATCCCCTGGCGAAGAAGGATTCCGTCTGTCATTGCATTGCGTTTCTTATCTCCCTCGTCTTCCGTGACTCTGGTTCCGACTGGCCCTTTTGTCCGCTGCAAGTGCTCAATGACAGCTGCTCTCACCTGATCCAGGGTACTGTCATTGGAAATATACGGCTCTGAATCCATTCCGAATCGCTGACATAAATCTGTAATGTCTCGAACCCGCTGGCGTTCTGCCATGGCCGCGGCCCGTGCCTCATCACCGCCTGGTGCAGCTTCTCCAGACGCTGGAGGATTTCCCGCTGGAGGATTGGCTCCTCTCTGGCCTTCCTGCCCTGAGGCAATCATGCTGTCAATCTGCTCCTGAAGAGAATCGAATTCTCTCTGTTCTTCCGCCGTCAGGCTGCGTCCCTGCTGCCTTGCAGCCTCTGTCAGTTCTCTCTGGCGGGCAATCATTTCCTGTAAATTCATTTGTGTCCTCCTTCTTTGATTAAAATATAGGCTAAAAAGGACGCCTATTTAAACACCTTGGCATCCTTCAGCTTCTTGATTAAATTATTAAATTCCTCCTTCGTGGGAGTTTCTCCTGCTGCATCAGCTGGAGCTGATACTTGTACAAACGGTACATTTTTTGGAGCCTGGTAATGCTCTGCAATAAATGTGCAGATTTCCTCTAACGGGCCGGATGGAATTGTTTCAACTGCCTGACCTGTCAGTGCTGCGGCGGCTTCTCTCATAGCCTGTTCTAAATTTTCCATGTGTTTTACCTGCCTTTCTCTTTAAAATTCTTCCACCAGCATCTTTATGTCTTGGTATATTTCCTTATAGGGCATATCCCGTTCCATGAGCTTTCGAATGCGCATCTTCAGCAGCGTTTCCAATGATTTCAGCTCCAGCAAAGTTTCCTGCGGAATAGTGTCGCGCTGGTTTCCATGAAGCCCTACCTTTTCATTGATTAATTTTGTAAAGACCATATAATACCGTTCTGCATTCTTACTGCCCTGTGCTTTTGCGTATTGAACAAAGAGTTTTATCTGGTCTGTTTCATATTTCCTGGCTTTCTTAGATTCTTCACGAATCCCCAGCCATCTGCTGTCCTTTTCAGAAACTATGTAATAACCGTTCCTTTTAATTGATTGAATAGTTTCATATACCCAATCATTAAACTCATCCGCAACTTTTTGATTCGACCAACGGCAAATTTCATAAATCCCTCTCTCAGAATACATAAAGACTTTGTCTGTATTTTTATTTTTATATATCGGGGTCACAAATTGAGACCCCGATATTTCAATAGAAAATCTATCCAATCGATCTCTATGTCTCTGGTGCATCACCAAAATCGAATGCTGTGGCTGCTTATACTGCAGTGCATAACCAATCTGGGTTCTGCTCATGTAAATGTTATCTTTTTCATCTACATAGAAATCACATACTGTTCCTAAAAATTCGCTCTGTTTCACAAGCTTTAGTCTCATCATCATCTATCCTTTCTTTAATTTCTGGAATCTAAAAAGGCCCAGCCTTTCGCTGAACCTTAATTTTTTTCTGTAATTATTTCCTCTGTGCCTTCATCAGATTTTCGTTCGCCTGGACTATCCGCTCCAGAACAGACAGTTCCGTCGGCTGTATTGCCGGAGAAATCTCCGGTCCGTTATAGGTACGTCCTACTCCTACTGTCGCATCTGCAGGTACAGATACGATGCTGATTTCCAGAGGCGTCCACTTTTTTGCAATATAACACGGTCCAGTAAACCTGCCATCACTGGACTTCTTTCCTGCTGCCACTTCTTCCCAGGCATCTACACTATAACCAACCGATACTCCCTTCAGGGTTTTTCCGTCTACTTTCTTTCGGATCTTTTCTGCTTCATCGTCATCGTCAAACTCAATGATTGCTTTTCCACGGTTGTCTTCGTTCCAGGCTTTTACGACCTTTCCGATAACCTGATCCCTTTTATGATTAAACAAAACGATCCCAATACTCTGGAGTCGGCTCAGATCCATGCATCCGCCGGAGTGATCCAAAATTTCCACTCCGTACCACCTGGAATATGGCTCTTCTGACGAAAAAGACAGTTCAAACTGCCTCTCGTTTCCACTCTCTCCTGATGCTCGGATATTAGCATTCATAAATCTCGTCGGGCAGAAATCATTTTCTCCGCCTGGATTTTTATGCATCGGTTTTCGTTCCATTCTTCTTTCCCTCCTCTTCTTCCGGCTCCTGAGTGCCTGGCCCTCCCGCCAGCATGGCAGCCAGGTCAATGTTCTTTTCAGCAGCATACCGGTTCGCTTCATCCATCTCGTCAATGACCTGTTTCCAGTCCCGCCCATTTTCTGCGCAGATCTGCTGAAATGTTTTCTGCCCTGTTTTTAACATCGTTGCATTGGCATTCGCTTCTTTTGCCGGATCGATCCAGCGTTTAGGCTTAACAACCCATTCATGAGCTGTATAATCTCTAATATTATTCCAGATATCGTTTCCGGAAATAATTCCTTTCAGCCAGCAGGATATTACAAAGGTTTCATAGATTTCATCCAGTACCTGGAACAGAAGCTCCTTTTCTTCGTCATAGGTCAGATCATCCTCTATTCCGCTCTGGCGTGCGCTGGAATAATTGGTTTCCGACATATCCCTTGCTGTAGCCTCATAAGACAGTCCAGATGCCGAAGAAATCAATCTCTGCTCTGCTTTTAGAAATGTGGCAGCATCTGAGCCCTGTCCTGGCGGTGTAACCGTCTGCGCATCGTCTCCTGGATTCATTTCCAAAATCATACCTGGGACAATTCGCTTTCCCTCATAGCTGATTTCACTTTGCGGCTTTCCATCCCTTCCGCGATTTGACGCTAAATTGTTTATACGTTTAACCAGAATCGCCAGGCAGGCAGCTATCTTTTCCTTGATTGTTACAGCTGAAATAAACTCATTCATATCTTTAATTCTGGTTACAGTAGGGGCCAGATCCGTCATTTCCCGAATCTGAGAAGGTCGGCGCTTGGCATAATAGAAGATCACATCCTTGGCCGGAACGTACACAGGTTTCATCCGCGTGTATCCGTCAATTTCATACTGCGTAATCCAGTATCCCACCGAGCGGTTCCAGCGGTTGTACTCAATTCCTCCAACTACCTTATTGCCTTTTTCTTTCGGCTGAATTTGAGTGGCGTCAAGCTCATCCACCTCCAGGATCTGCAGCTGAAACGGCAGATATCCCTGCGAAGTATATCTCTTGATAATCAAAATCCCGCCGTCAACAATTTTTCTTTGAATCAGCATCCGGACAATCTGGGTAAAGCTCTGAGTACCTGTGACATCGCAGTTTTCTTTTTCGCACCATCGTTTCCAGGCAGCTTCCAGAATCTTATTCCGGTCTGCCTGCTCCGTTGTTACGCGAATCTGAAGCCCTCCGCCTATCACGTTCCTGCGAAAGGCACGGATAACTGAGTTTAAAATATCGGAGTTACGTTCCAGGTCCCTGGTTCTCGCCCGGATGACATCTCTCTCAAAGCGGTCTGTCAGCTCTGCTGACTGATTCTGCGTATTCCACCGGGACTGCAACCTTCCCGAATCACTGGCGTCATAATTCCCACGCTGCTCTTCGTAATACTTCCTCCACCGCATCCTCTCAATACCGGCTTTTGGGCTGATGATTCCGATAATCCGGTCTATCACTGTCTGCTTCATGCTACCTCCTGTTATCGTATCCAAAATCAGCTGCATATGCGCCGTAGAGGAATCCACTTTCCTGGGCCTCCTGGGCTTCCAGACGGTTTCTTTCAGCAATTAGTGTAGATAAATCTGCCCTGGTAAGAGAACGGGTTCCTATCTTATAGGACTGTCCGCCTACCATAATGTTATAAATGGCCTCATTTAAAACCCGCAGCTGCTGGCTTGGGCTGGAATAAGGTTCTTCTTTTACTTCCGTAGTTCTATCTGATTCTTTTCCCATTCTCTCTTTTCCTCCCATTCCTCTACCACCCTTCTAATTCATTGTCGCGGATCCACTGTTCTTCTTTCGGTATCTCCGTTGGTTTCTTCTTAGGCGGTACATACCGCTCCTGATGCCAGATTCTGGCGCCACGGATGTCTGCCGCTGCCATCGCATACACCTCTGCATCCAGATAGTGATTATCTGTGTGGGTTGTCTTAGGCACCCACTTCTGTGTGACTGCCCCATTTGCCTGCCGTTCATTAATCTTGTGCTCCGCCGTTACTTGATTGGCATATTCTTCATCAACCCCACGAAACACCATCCAGGAACCGGTTCCGTTATTCCTGCGCATCCTGGAAGCAATTCGATCCTTATATTTTCCAGTATCGATAACCAGGTTAATACCGGCTGCCTTTGAACCAGCCTTATTGATTACGCTGTATTTATAATCCGTCTCCAGCCTTTTACTGGATCCTTTGCACGGAAGTGTATAATCCATGGTATCAGCACAGAAATCATATACCATATCCGTCTGATCTCCGGAGTCTACCAGAACAAGAGAGGGTGTCAGCTTCTCGCCATTCTTTTTTTCGTAGTAGAGATTCATAATGTTGTCAGCATTCCAGAGATTTGTTTCCTGCCCTCTGGCAATCAGCTGACTGGTCCAGTGTTCTCCCCATGCGCGTATTACCCAGTAAATGCAGGTCTCCTGTACGTCGATACCTCCTGTCAGTTCAATAGCCCAATCAGGTACTTCGAACTCCGGGAGCTCCGTCTGACGTTCCTTCACCAGATCCGCCGTCGTCTTGAGTTTCGTATCTTCCCATGGTTCCGCCAGCCAGCTGTTGACAAAGTTTTGAAGCATATCTGGATCTTTATAAGATTTCAAATGTTCTTCAGCCGCTTCCGCCCAGGTGACGAACACACTGTACAGGGAGCTGATATGATATCCGACCGTCTTAGGTCTGCCAACTCCCCTCTTTTTGACTGCCCGCCATTCTCCCTCTCGAAGCATCTTCGGCTTGTCCTTATCAAGAATTTCACAGCCGCATTTGGGGCAGATATACTTGGCAGTCTGTGCCCTCTCATAGGGAGACATTTTGTCCTCATCATCCTTACAGAATAAAATCTGCTTAAAAAGAAGCTGCTGCATTTCCCCACAGTGAGGACAGGGAACAAAATATTCTTTTACCTCATCTGCGCTGTCATGCAGAGACCAAATATAGTTCGTCTTAAGCGTCGGAGTAGAACAGGCATACACCTTGCTCTGACTCTTAAATGTTTTAATACGCTCCATGGCAAGATTGTAGGGAGATGCCTCTTTTTTTGATGCGCCTCCCATCTTGTCAATTTCGTCAAAGAACAGATATTTAATTGCTTTTGATGCCAGCTTGGAGGGAGAGCCGGCTCCTCGCAGATACACCGTCATATTTTTAAATTTCAGGCGAAGCTCCTTAGAGGCATTCTCATAAAACTGCTTTTTAACCTTTGGAATCAAGCGAAAGGCTGGTTTCAGCTTGTCATTTGAGATATCTTTGGCTAAATCATCAGAAGGATAGACGATCATCGTCGGACCCGGTTCCTCTGAAATAAGATATCCCAACATATTGATCAGGACTTCTGTGCCTCCCAGCTGAGAGCCCTTGCACAGATAAACTTCTCTGATGTGCGGATCATTCAGGGTATCCATAATTTCCACCAGGTACGGCGTCACATCATTAGACCACTTTCCGGATAAATTGCTGCTTTCATCCAATACGCGGTATTTTTCCGCCCATTCACTAACCTTTATCTCTTCCTGAACCGCAAGGGCGGAGTGAATGACTCTTCTGAATAGACGGCGTGTTTTTTTCTTTGCCTTCTCTCTCCGTGTCACCCCTCCTCTTCATCCTCCTCATCTTCTATTTCTTCATCTTCTCCCTCCGGTATCTGCTGCCCATCTATCTCATCCGGATCGTAATCTGACAGTTCCTCCAAAACGGAAAGCAGCTCCCTTTTTATAATCTGGATGATCTGATTGAGGTCTTCCTCTCCGGCCACCTGCATGGCCAACTTGGCAGGAACAGAGAGCAACCGGTTTTTAAATCGAATCAACATATCAGACAGAAAGGCTTCTACATCGGCAGCCTCATGGAGTTCTCTGCGAAGGCGTCTGAGCTTTAAAAGGGAAATCTGTTTTTTCACTTCCTCATGCTGTGCCTGCACTTCCTCTTTTGAGATTGAGGCACGCCTTCCTGTTTCCGCATTCACTTTGTACTCAATGTACTCCTGAATGCTTTTTTCCAGATTGTAGCCTCTGCCTTCCTGCGTCAGCTTGAAAAGCCCTTCTTCCCTTAATCCACGGACTCTTCTGGAGCTGAGTCCCAGGCATTCCGCCAGCTGTTTTTGATTTACTACCATCGTTTGCCCACCTCCCCAGCAGTCTCCCAAAAGCGGAAGGAAATGCCATCAATTTTTTTCTCATAAAGTCAAAAATACCGCGCTTTCCCCGGACCCGCATAGGGGTGGGGGGTGAGTAGTACCTACTCCACTCTGTGCAGAAATTAGAGCAAAGGAAAAGAGCGCCCTTTCAAGCGCTCTCCCGTTACTCCTTATGTTTTTCTCCCTGCTCTTTTGCAAATGCCAGCATCAGCTCTGTAATCTGTCCAGCCTGGCTGACTCCTGCCGCCTCGCAGGCCCTCTCAAAACGTTCTGCTACCTCCCGCTTGATTTTAAAGCCTTTTGTCATGTAGCCAGCCTTCTGCTGATACTTCTGGCTTGCGATTGTCTGAGGGTTTGGACTACCTTTTGGCATCTTTGTCCCTCCTCATTCTTCTGTAAATGCTACGGCCGATAAAACCGGCCGTCACCGCAATTACTACGATTATGGCAATTCTCATTGTTAAAGATGGCGATTTGTGCTATACTTTTGATATAGGGAGGATTTCTCCTCCCCTGCTGTGTTATTTCCACAGCTTGTCGATTATCAGAATGATAATCCCCGTTATAAGCCCTGTCAGGAATTGAACCGCTACTTCAATCCAGTTGACTGGGCTTTTTCTTTTTCTTCGGCTACTGCCCTTCGCCATCTTTTATCACCTCCTTACATTATGTATTATATCGTAGGGTTTACCATATGTCAAGTGTTTTAAATACTTTATCTAGTATTTTTATCCACATCTTTATCAACATATTGTGTATAAATAAAAAAACACCCGGAATAACTCCGGGTGAAAAACAAAAGGAAAGTTTTATTGGGTAGCAGGCTTCCGTCTGCCAGCGGATCCTCCAGGAATCGAACCTGGGACTTGATGATTAACAGCCATCTGCTCTACCGACTGAGCTAAAGATCCATCTTGCCGGGAATTCCCGGCGCTTAATGTAAACTAGGGGAGGAAAGCCGCCGGCCTGAATGCCTTTGGCTTCTATTATACTTTAACACGGATTATGCGGATAAGACGGATAACTTTCTATACTATTCCGTGTTTTTCTAAATATCTATCCCGTATCATTTTTCTCGGATAATCTGGACTTTTACTATACCCTGTTTTATCTGCTATCTTGAGCCAGGTCATTCCATCTATGTAGTACATCCGGAAGATGCAGCGTGTCTGCCCGTCCTCTATCTGGTTGATCCACTGCTCTACAGCTTTAACCTGGGCTTTTTTCTTTTCCAGTGTTTTTTCCCGACGCCTGTAAAGCTCCTTATCAAATCCAACAACGCTCTGAGGCCTTGCCTGCCCTGTCCGGTAGTCAAGGATTGTGCTGTTTCCGATGCCAGAATCTGTTGTTTTCATTTCCTCCAGTTCGATTTCCAATATTGGGATCTCTCGCTTTATTTTTCTGTAATCATCCAGCAATTTTCTGGTTATTTTAATATTCAATGGCCTCTCCTCCTGTCCTGCTGCCCCTGTGCTGCTTCTGCCTAACTTCCTGCTGCTATTCCAGCCACCTGTTATCAAAATAGCAAAACCCAACCACGCACCCGGCAATTAGTATCATCCATACAACCCAAAACAAAATAGTTTCCCCTCCAGAAGTGCAGCGTTCCAACGCCTTTTCTGGATTGCAGTCTGTAAAAAATTTAGACTGCTCCGATATGGTGCCATCCATAAGCCTGGTATAAATGGTTCCTGTATACTCCTTGGAAACTCCATAATATTTATATCTCACGTTGGATAGAAAAGATTCTTTTATTGTATCTATGTATTCCCCTGAGGGAAGATCAATTTTCCCATAATCAAATTCCTGCCCGCAAAACTGAATCCTGCTGCTGTGTTTTTCCCAGCTGTCGTAATAGTCCCACGAATAATAAACTTCTGTTTCAGTATAGGTTTCTGTCTTTCCCTGAGCATTCTTCCTTGTTTTTGTGACGGTTCTGGTGTGCGGATTATAATGTTCTTCTACTTTTTCTATCCACAAATACTCCCCGCCTATTTCATCAAAACCGACCGGCTCAACCGCTCTCAATTCTCCGTATACAAAGGCATTTCCTATGTCTGTATCCATTCCATAGCGGAACAGTTCTGTATCCTCAATCTGTACCGCTTTCCAATATTCGGCATCCTTATCCGCTTGATAATCCGTGATTTTTCCTGAAATGAAAAATCCAATGAGCATCATAATAGACGCTATGGCAATACTGATAATGATCTCCCGCTTCGTTATTTTCATCGTTTCCTCCAGTGAGTCGGCGTATCCATAATATCACTCTTCAAACAAATTCTGCGGTGCATCGCTGGGTGCCTGATAATCCAGACGTTCAAATTTCCTGATTTCGTAGCCCGTCCAATCAAGGAAGATTCTGGACGGAAATTTCCTGGTATATCGGTTATAGGCCGTAACCGACTGATTATAGTTTTCTCTGTACTGGGCGATCTCGTTTTCTGTAATAGCCAATTCATTCATCAGCTGTTTATAGTTTTCATTGCTCTTTAATTCTGGATAAGCATAGGTTACTGCTGCCAGAGCCGTATTAACATCTTCTATCTGGTTGCCTCTTCCCATCCCATCTGCAAGCTCTTTCAGAGTTTCGGATTCATGCTTATCATACTGCTGCACGGAATCCGCCAGATTGTAGACTAAATCCACCCTTCGCTTTTCCTGGACTTTGATATCTGACTCTGCAGTGTAAACAGCCTCTTCTAGTCCAATCGCCTTATTTCTTGCTGACTGAATACCCACCAGACTCATCAGCATAAATGTGAACATTGTTCCAACTGCAATTAAAATAATTTTGTAATTTTTCATAGTATTTATCCTTTCTTCAGGGCCATACCCTCCACATTATCTGGTTGTCGGTCTACTTCCCGGATGGCTTTGGCAGCCACCGGATCCCGCACACCACTACGATTATGATATAAATCAGGTTTCATTTTGGCCTCCTTTGTACGGCTCCGGAAGGGGCTGCCAGGCTACTACTGTGTCATATACAACTCCAGGGTCTCTTGCTTCGTTGGGTTCCCCATCACAGCGTATCCATTCGTTTTCTTCATCCTCATACCACCAGAGCCCCTCTTCATATTTCCCCTTATATGTGCCACTACTTTCTGGATGATATCCCCATTCCTCTTTTGGGATAAAGTCAGAGCCATAGTCTGAAATCCAACTCGAGTGTTTTACTGTTACCCAAACGAGCATCTCTTCTCCTGGCAACCGTTCCTCTACAGGAATCCAGTGGTGACTATCCTGCTGCCGGCGAAGCTCTTCCACCTCCGCCGGACTCAGGCCCGTGTCTTCGTAGTCTCTCAGCTTGCACAGCGCCCCATATAGTGCCTCATAGGTTTCCCGTGTGATTGGTACTCCTATGAGCAAATTCTCCCACTGAATTCTTTTTAGGCCCCAGTTCCCGTATTTATCTATTTCTGTTAATCGTCCCATATGATTCTCCCTTCTGCGGATTGTCAACGTATCAAACTGATTCCCATAACAACATATCCCGGCTGAATCCCGACGAATTTATCATCGATTAGATAAATCACTTCTGCTCTGGCCTCTCTGCCGGAATATTTAATGTTATCCCATTCCTTCAGAATCAGGATGTCTCCAACGCGATATTTCCTATCATTTTTTCTGATTTCAAATTTCTTTTTGCCCGAAATTACGTCTTCAAAATATTGGGGATAAATTTTTAATTCATGTTCCATTTTCTCTCCTATGCAAACCGCAATTGATTTTCACTGTCATTGATAATCAGGTTTGGAATCCTCTCTCCTACTTTTAAATATCCGCAATTTGCTTTTACTAACGCTTCCGCCATTGTTGGGACAACACTGTTTCCGATTCTGGCCACCTGCTCCTTGATGGGGTACGGTTTCCCCTCAATGTCCCGATTGATGATATAGTCTTCTGGGAATCCCTGCATCAGCTTCAGTTCTTCCGGTTTCAGCATCCGGAGAAAGATATCAGCTATGGCGTACTTCTCTCCCTTTATGTTGATAGCCACATTTACCAGGCCGAACCGGTCTTTGGTGGTAATGGTATCCAGCGGTCTGTCTACTGTCTGACCTCCGCCAGACCCGTAATATTTAATCAAAAACGCGGATACCAGCCCGAAGTGTCCCGGCGATGTCGTAATGGTGTGAATTGGCTCCTCGCACCCCTGTCCGATTCCGGATTTATAATATTTTGTGATAAATGCTGTCACCAGTCCGTACCGGTTCGAGGTGTCAATAGTCTTTATCGGTTCTGACAGGAGCTGACCTCTGGATTCTCCGGCCTTTTGCTCTCCGTGGTACTGAATGAGAAAAGCAACTGCTCTGTCATCCTGCACGATATATGGTTCGTTTTCCAGGATGTATTTCCGGATCCCGTTTGCAATCCGTTTCTGTGTGGCTGCTGCCAGCGGTTTTTTCCGGTCGAATATTGATTTGCCAATGTCTGACCAGTCGATATATTTTCCGCATGGCTCCCAGTTATCTCTTGCTCTGGTCTTCTCCGGCCATACAATTTCCTTTTCGTCTCTCCGAAAAATTGCGTACCAGCGTTTCCTGGTAGTGGGCGCGCCGTAATCTGCCGCTATCAGCTCCCGGCTGTCAAACCGGTATCCCAGGGAACACATGGCTGTGATAAACCGTTTGTAGTCCTCTCCCTTTCTTTCCGGAATGATGTAGCCTTTTTCGTCCAGAGGTCCCCACTGCTGGATTTCTTCCACATTCTCCATGATGATTACTTCTGGCCTGATTTCCTTGGCATGTTTAAATACTGCCCAGGGAAGAATTCTAAGCCCGCTCAGACGGGGCTGTCCGCCTTTTGCCTTACTGTGTGATGTACAGTCAGGAGAAGCCCACATCAGGCTTACTTTGCGTCCTTTTACAATGCCTTTCAGATCCGCCTTAAAGATATCCTCTGTCAGGTGCAGTGTATCTGGATGATTGACTTTGTGCATCCGGATTGCTTCTGGATCATGGTTTACTGCGATATCTACCGGACGGCCTAAAGCCATTTCTATTCCTACGCTTGCTCCGCCGCCGCCGGCGAAACAGTCAATGATTAGTCCCATCTTGTTTCCTCTTTTTTAATAGTCTAATGCCCGTTTCTTATAAAAAACATCGTTATCTGTTCGTATTCACTGAACTTTTTTTCAAGGTCGAAAATGGACTTTCCTGGACCCTTGAATGGTTCGTCTATTCTGGACTGTAGCCCCCTCAATCTTTCCCAATACTTTGGAAGGTGCTTGTATATATTGTTCAGTTCTTTGAGATTCTTGTTTCGGCAGCACCAGCAGCTTACCCTGTCTAAAATACTGTATAGTTCGATCCCGTCCTCATCCCAGTTATATCCATGATCGTAGCAGTACTGAAGACATTCTCTTTCTGTCATTCCACGTTCAACCAGAGGATATTTTTTGCGAGGAATATTTTTTATCCTCTGCGGCTCATCTGCTGCTATACCGACATACTCCACAATCTTCTCATCTGAATATTGCTCTCTGTAATGCTTGTTAATTTCATTCAGTTTGTACCTGGTAGCCCATCTGGCATTTCCCCCGCACCATCCATATCCGTAATGGTATGGGTATTCTTTTTTCTCTCTGTATTTGACAGGCCTTACCAACATGTCATAAATAAATGGGTTGGCAGGATGTAATTCAGTAAATTCAATCCCTTTCTGTAACAAAACCTCCTTGATTCTGTCTCTATTTCTGTAAATGGAATCAAATTCCATACCTGTATCATAAAAAATCACTTCATCAACAGGAATGTTTTCTTCCAAACACAGAAGCAACATTGCCAAACTATCTTTTCCGAAACTGCAACTTAAAATTTTTTTGATAACACCACGCTACAAATACCGTATCGTGGATAAGAAGCATCAGGCTACCCATGAGTTTTTTAGACTCGCAACTATTCAGCTTCTTTTTCGCCAGCACTTAGACACCCGTGCATTCAACCCGGTTTACCGGGATTCGTTATTCCTTTCTAATCATTCCTATCACTGTCTCCAGTGCCTTCACATCCCTGCCCCAGATTGGATCCGCGTCACGTCCTGCTGCCATGTCCCGGCAGTGGTCCAGAAGATCCTCTAGCTGTTTTACAGCACCCTGTAATTTCCTGGTATCTACCACACGCATCCCGGCGACACGATACGCTCTGCAGGAACCGGCTGAATGATCGGTTTCTAATATTCCCTCCTCCATCATTTCCCGCATACATACATTAATCGTCGACACGGAACAATAAAATTCCGCTGCAAGTTCCCGCTGTGTCGGCGGGTAGCCGTGCTGTTTTATGTAAGCTTTGATAATTTCCAATGCCTTTTTCTGGCTTATTATTTGTTCCATTGTACTCCCTCATTATAATTTTCTTTTAAGGCGGGCGACCGGTCAGAGCCGCCCTGTATGTAACACCAATGGCAGGTTATCGTGATATATTATGGCCATTGGGAGGTTCCTTGTTTACTCGCTCCAGCTCATTAACTGGAATCCTAAAATACAATATCCTTCTTCTAATCCTCTCATGTCTTCATCCATGTAAGAGATACGAGTTTCTGCCTTTCGGCCTGTGAATTTTCCATCCTGATAACACCAGAATTCCAGATCATGCCCTTCAAGAAACTTCTGGTCGTTTTTAGTAAGCTTATAGGCTTTCTTTCCTCTGATGATATGGTCATATTCCTCCGGGCCAATTTTCAAGACATGCCCAGTCTTTACTGGGGCTTCCGGAGGTTTTGCGTGTCCTTCTATTGTCTGATGACAGTTCTCTGGAAGTATCGTTTCCAGGCTCTGCTGCCTATGCAGTTCTCCTTTTTCTTTTGAGTCAGATTCTAACTTTTCTTCTACGTCCCTGATGGAGATTCTTTCCTGCTTCGCCAGCTCCTTTTGAGGTTCCGGCGGAAGGCAGGCAGCCTTATTAGCGGCAGAATAGCCGATTTCCTGGTCCTTAAACTTTTCCATGAGTTCCGGCTCCAATTTTCGGTTGATATGCTTTAGCTGGGCCGTCTTGGTGACACTTAGACCTAATTTATCAGCTACGGCGGCACGGATATCATTGGCAAGGGCAAACTGGGGTTCTAAGCCAGTCAGCTCCCTGAATTTTTCCTGATGTTCTGGTGTGCCGGTCCGAAGAGCTTCCAGGGACTCCGTCAAGCCGATTACCTCAATCATACGGTCATGGTCAGTTTTGTTTCGCTGGCCAGCATTGGTCAGGTACAACGTAATTCTTGCCATGATATCGTCCAGATTCTCCAGATGAACCGGAACCAGCCTGAACTGCTCTAATCCCAGCTTTTCTACCAGGTGAATCACTGCCAGCCGTCTTCTATGGCCGGAGATTAATTCATATTCTCCAGGCGCACGTTTGCGGGCAAAGAGCGGTTCTGGGATTCCTCCAGCCAGACGGATCATGTTCGCCAGCTCTTCAATCTCCCCTAAAGAATATTTATTTTCCCGGTTTGGAATCAACTGAGTGTAGGGAATCATCTGTACTGTGTACTGTGCCCTCTTTTCGGCAGGCCGGGCCGCCATGATATCATTTAGTTTCGGCATCCTCCAGCACCTCCTTTGCAAGGTCTCTGTAGTCTTTTACTGCCTGCGAGTGCCTTCGGCAACGGGCAATCGGCTTTCTTACATTCTCCGCGCTGATAACATCCTCCGTTCGGGTAATAGCTGTCTCATAGGCCGGTAAGGGATAATTTTTTAAGATATTCCGAATATTCTTCCGGCTCTGAGCATTATTCTTAAACATGGTAAACAGAATCTTGGGCTCTGCAGACACACCCATCTCTGGGAACAGCCACTGGGCCATGTCCAGACCTTCACATCCCCAGCGCGTTGCCGGAACCGGAATGATTAATCTTTCTGAAGATTGGATGGCTTCGCGCGTCATCCATTCTGCTGCCGGAGGGCAATCAATAATACAGTAGTCAAATAACTCCTGAACGATTTCCAGCTCCCACATCAAACGTCTCTTTTCTTTTATTTCCCGTACCCGTATATCTGCCGGGATAATAAACAAGTTTTGAATCCAAGTCTTTTTAATGGCTGAAAGGATTGTGCAGCGTTTTTTCAGCACCTCCGCAATACTCCTCTGGTGCAGGTTATAGCGACGCATCATAGAAGAGGCATTCCCTTGCTGATCCATATCAATCAGCAAGACTTTCTTTCCAGCCTCCACCAGGCTGTAGGCCAAGTTTACAGCCGTCGTGGTCTTTCCTACACCGCCTTTCAGGTTCCATATCGTGATTACTTTCATTTCTTACTCCTCTAAACAAGCTTTTATCCTTTCCTCAATCCACTGTGCTCCGCATTCCTGATCCGCGATTTCTTCCGCTGCCAGGGACGGGGAAACGTAGCATCCAATGGACGCGTAGCCGGTAGGTGTTTCTTTCAGGATTTGAAAGCGTTCAGCGGTTTCTTTTACAATGTGGTATGTTCCATAGATCCGTTTCATTTCTTCTCCTATTTGGGCCACTCTCCCAATATCCGGTTTCGTTTATCCGCCCTGCAGCGGGCCACATCTGCCCAAAGGTAAGCATGGCCGTTGTCAAACATGCAGATATGTGGATATCTGGTGTCAGTTACCCTTGTCCGTTTCTTTTCACCATCTTCGTGTATGTAATAATAAGCATCCCCTGCTTTCGTCTCTTTCTTTGCTTTTTCCACCAGTTCCATCCAGGCGATTCTCGTTTCCTTTTTCGGTTCCTTTCCATTTGCTATCACGTACTCATAGCCATGCAGACCTCTTTGTGTGCGTTCGATTGCTTTCTTTACCTTCAAGTTCCCGAACTGGTTTCTGATGTCGTTACGAGATAGCGGAAGCGCTTCGAATATCTCCTTGACTGACATAGGTTTCCCAGCATCCCGCATATAGTCCAGAATCATCTGCTGCTTTTCTGCAGAAATACGGTTAATGTCTGCCCTCTTCATTTGCAGCCTCCTTGTCAGCTCTCCAGTTTTCGCAGGAATCCTGTCCTGCTGCCGGAGTCCAGTCACAGGTATATTCATAGATGCAGCTTTCACAAGTCTTTTCCATGATTCCCTCCTTACTTTCTTAAACCGGAAATACACGTTTCAGCTCTGAGTTATAAACGAGCTTCAATGTGCTTCCTTCTGAATCCATGAGAGTTCCCTCATTGCCTTTCACCGTTAATTTAAAACATTCCTCTACCAGTCCCTCCTGCTCCATCCACTTCCGGATGGCATATTCTGCGATAGTTTTTACGTTTTTCATGCTATGCCTCCTGTGTCTCTTTTCTGGTTTCAGTTTTTTCTACTTTGATATTTCCTTTGCTGGTCATGGAAATCTTTCCTTTCAGCCCGTTTCCCACATCCAATGTCAGGGAATCGATCTGATCCTCCTCTATCAACTCCACGGCTGTTTTTAACAGCTCTACCGCTGTTTTCGGGAGATATTTCCCGAACTGCCTTTCAACTGTACACTTTGCCTTTTCCATCCGTTTTTTTCTGCTGACATAATTTTGCGCTGTTGCACATCCACACAGCTCCGTTGCTGCTTCATCCAGCTTCTCTTGGGGCCACGGAAGCAATGTCTCAATCTGGGCCATCTGGCCGCAGAACCGGCAGCTTCCCGTCTGAACTTCCAATCCGTCCGGATGTTCCCGTTTCAGTTCTTCTAAATCGCTTTTTAACATGTCTCCTCCAATCTGATGAATCCATTCTCCTGCTGCTCTGCTTCTCTCGTTTCCTCCACGTAGTAACGGCCAAATTCTTCATAAAATCGTTCTCTGCTGTATTTTTTCTCAAATATTCGTTCCGCCTCTTCCTTCAGCCGTTCATCCAGTTCTATGTTTCCGCCGTGGACTCCCGTTTTTTTGTGCCTGTGGCATCCAGGACAGAGGTGGACTTTTAAGCCGTAATGCTCCGACTTCTTTTTTTGCTTATTCCCGAAAAATACGTGATGCTCCTCTAAATTCCTGGTATCGCCGCAGTTGTAGCACTCATAGGCTCCGCGCGGCTCCATGATACTCCTTGCCATTACTCCTCCTTCATTACCCTTCTGGAATGTGGAGAGAGAAGGTTCCAGATCTCTTTCCACTGCTCCACGTTTCTAATGGTGTTTCCCTTGGCGTTTTTCCACCCTGCCGCCTGCCATCCGGTCAGCCACTCGTTTTGAAATGCCGACACGACGTAATCCTCTGATGAATAAATACTGAGCATGCAGGGACGTTCCAACACTTTCAGACACTCAATCAGGGCCTGGAGAGTGTTGCTCTGTTTCGAGGCATCCCGCTCCCCAGATACTTCCCGGCGGTGGACTTTTCCGGCGGCGTCCGAAAATTCCAGACTGCCCCAGTATTTACTGAGGTTTGCGCCGATCTTAACTGTCACTTCGTACATGTTTTTCCTCCCAGGGGATCAGGATATAGGCATACAAATATGCGCTGTCTGTGCGGTATCCCGGTTTGGCTGTTTTTCTGGGTGTAAATCCCTGTACCCGTTTCTTGGCCTGCTCCCATAAAGCTATCGTCTTCTTTCCTGTCTTCTTCGGTTTAACATAGACATAGGTTCCCTCGTTACAGATGCCAAAGGAATCATGTTCGATCTCTAAATCCAGGTCAGAATCCTGAATCATTCGTTCTGCTTTTTTCCAGTACGGGGCTTTCTCTTCTTTCGTAAAATTAAATTGCCTCAATCTATTCCCCTCCTCTTGTTTTTTGCCGGGTTTCCTGTATCGTTACTTCTCCTGTTTCCAAATCCAGCTGATAGCTATCCCGCTTCGTTTCTTTCTGCTGACGGCCATCATGGATCAGCGTATAAGTAAAATACATAAACCCTGTAATCTCGTGATATGCTTCCGCAATGCTGTCCTTATCTACATACCACCCTGGAGGAACTACAATCGTATGGCTGATTGCGTTCCTTGCGCTGACGATTTCCTTTTTAGGTTCCGGAATCACAAGGTTTTTGCTGCTGTTATATCGTCTTCCAGAAAATCCCTCCAGAGTGTTCATGGTCTTTTCAGAGTATTTGATAAAATAATTTGCTAATTTCCGATACTGCCCACTATCGTCCATAGGCTTAATCGTAACCCAGCCCTTAGTCCAGAGACTTTTTAATATCTGAGGTTCTATCGCATTTAAAGTCATGTGGAGGTGGGCAGCTCCCTTTTTTCCTATTTCGGCTACCCATATGTACTTCGCTGTCTGCCCCTTCTTTTTAAAGGCTTTTCTCAGACCTCTCAGCAGACAATCCACGTCCTTTCTGAGCATTTCCTTACTCTCTGGACGTTTCTCTTTGTCGTAAGAGTAAGTAATATACAGACTGGATCCGTCATAGTTTGCATTCATGATCCAAGTCAGCTTTTTCGCAGCCTGCCTGCTATTGACCTTTTTTTGTGCTTCGCTGGTCCGGTTCTCCTTCGCCCTCCTGCTGCCTTCCTTCTTATCTGCTTTTGGGCAGTAGTAATAGGTGTATTGTCTGGTTTTCCCAGCCCTGCATATTTCCCTCTTGTACGCCATCCTGCTCTCTCCTGTCATGTCGATAGAATAATATACTTAACAAGTCTTCAGGGCGGCTTTCCTGCCGCCGCTCATTGACTTTTTATCCCTGGTGTCGTACAATGGAATCGGAATATTTCATTTTATTAACACCCTGAGTCCGATGCCGTTTGCTCCGGCGCCGGACTTTTTTACTACTCTTCTCTTTTATCCTTCTGCTACCTCGTCACAGTTTTGAAACTTTCGTGGAAAGATTCTAAAAACAAAGTAGACATGGCTAGTGCCCTTTCAGGTTTTTCTTCTGCTAATTCCACTATGACTTCTGCGGCAGCCTCTCCAAATGACGCAATAAAATCTCCGCATCCTATACCGCCTCCTATCAAAAGTCTCTGCACTTCAACTTGATGGTTTATATCATTTTTTTCTGTCGACTTTACACCGACACAAAATAATATATCGCATTCTTCCATTATCCTCTTTTTACCTTCTGCCAAAATGAAACCTTTTACCACTTGCTTTTCCTCCTATTTCGATTTACACTTTTCTTGTGATTATTTTTCTTTGGCCCTGTCCGGCGGCAACCGGCGGGCCTTTTCTACTTTGTTGCACATAGCTGCTGCTTCATCTGTCTAATAGCTTCATTCAGCTCATCTGTGCAATGGGTATGTATCCAAAGTTCTTTGGAAGCGCCAATTCCTGTCTTCCATCCTTCGTCATAAACCTGTACAGATAAAATCCCGCAATGCCCCGAAAAATTAAAAAAGGCTGTCGGCTTGTTCCCTGTTTCCTCCTGTTCTCGCGGCATTGTGGAGTTAATATCCAACGTCAGGTCTAACAGCTCGTGGATCTTATCCCTTCTTCTTTTTTCTACCTTCTTTTCGATTCTTCTTTTCATGATTTCTCCTTTCAAAGTCTTTACATGGGTACATCCGGCTGGCTTCCATGCACCAGAGCCATCTCCAGCAATTCCGGCAGGTTTCTTTCTCCATTACAGCCACCCGGCCGAAGCCAGAACGGCCAGGAATGCTCCAAAAAAGCCTGCTGCCAAAACCTCCGTAAAGAACAGAGCCTCGTGAAGAAACTTCACTTCGTCTTTCAGCGCCGCATTTTTCCTTTCAGCTGCCCGGAGCGGGTGCTCCGGGACTGTATCTCTCTTTCTCATTCGTCACACACCTTTCTACAGATTTCCTCGCTCACCTCATCTGAACTGGTTAATATCGAATACATGGTCCTCGCTCCTTCGTACCGGACCAGGGCCCGGACAAACAGCGGGGCTGTCGACTTATCGGCTCTCCACTTTGCATGGAGCCGGTCTTTTTCCGCTTTCAGTGATTTCAGATATTGTTCTGCCCGTTCCAGGTTGGCTCCGGTGATAAACGGCTCCTGTTTCCGAATGGCCGGGGCCGGAATGATCGGAATTCTGAAAAATCCCCTTAAAAACACACTTTTTCCTCCTGCATAGTTTTATTTCGCAGATCCAGAAGTTTCAGAATCAGTTCCCCAGAACGGTTCCAGGGCTCTTTCTTTAGATAGATGACTGTTCTGACGCTTACTCCCAGATAGTTTGCGATATCCTTATCTGTCCAGCCCTTACGGGCCTTAATCTCGTTAATCCAGTCTTTTGGCCAAAACCACCAATCTGGTGGCCTAAGTACCTGCCTTGCCATAGTTTTTCCTCCTGCAGTCATTGCTTAACTCTTGATTTTTACTACAGAACATTGGCCAACTACATCTATAGTACGTTGTAATATAAGCTTCGCCTCGTTAACGCTCAGCCCTTCTTCAGCGAACTTGTTTAAAATCTCTTGGACAAGCTCGCTGACTTTCTCTCTGGGGAAAATTTCTCCATTTTCCATTGCATAGTCATGGTTTTCCAAAAACATGCTTCTCACCTCCCTACTTCAGCAGTTCCTCGATACTCACGCCCAGATAATCAGCTACTGATTTTACTTTATCCACACTTGGCTTTACATCATCCCATTTTGAAATGCTACCTTTAGAAACTCCGATTGCTTCCTCCAGTTTGTAAACCGGAATATCTTTTTCCCTGGAATATCTTTTAACATTTTCCTTTAAGCTCAATGGTTTTCTCCTTTCTTTTACTCAGTTCTGAAAAAAATACAATTTGTGTTGACATGATTCTGAAAATATTCTATAATCAAGCTACCACACAAGACTTAGACATTCTCTTTTATATTGCCGTATTTTGCATTTCTTTCAGAACCTTTACTTGTATTATACGCATTATATTCAGAATGTCAATACTATTTTGCATTTTTTTCAGAAGTAAGAGGTATTGATTTATGAAAGAACGTGTAAAGGCACTCTGTAAGAAAAAAGGTGTGTCAATGAACACTGCCGAAAAAGAAATAGGGCTAGCCAAAGGATATATATCCAAATTAGGCAAATCAAACCCCAACATGACAACCTTACAAAAAATGGCTGACTATTTTGGTGTGTCTGTTGAGTATTTAATGACAGGAACCGATGACGGCGCAAAAGAGCAACCCCAACTGAGTGCTCGCGATGAAAGAGATATCAGCCGCC